ATTTCGTCATATACTATGAACTTAATAATCGCATAATATCGCCCATTGTTAGTTTTTCAATTTTTCCAGATGGCCATTTAACAGTTACAACTGAATCATGCACAATACAACCGTATTCACGTCTAAATTTTTCCTCACCTATACGACCAAGCTCTTCTTGTTTCCATACTTCATCACGATCTGGATGATCCCACCAATCTGATCTAAATCCAGAAAATCCGTTAATACCAACTTTGTCATCTTTTTCATTACCAAATTCGTCAAAATATTGTTGGCTTTCCTTCCATATAGTAGCAAATTGATCTTCGTCACTATTTGGCGTGGACGTAATAATACAACGTCCACCAGTTGCTAATGTAGGTGATATAGAAGTCCAAAACTCTTCAGCAATATTAGGTTGTAGGAACGCAAACTCGTCACAATATAATAACGAGATAGACATACCCCGTCCAGTTGTACCTGTAGTAGTCTGACTTACAATACGTGATCCGTTATCAAACTCCATAGAACCTTTATTATAACTAATAACGCCAGCACGTAAGAAGTCTGGACATAATTCGTACCCATATCGTATACGTTGCATAATCTCTTGTGCACCTGTATATTTGTGCGCTGCAATTAGAATAGTTTGATCCGGATGAAACATTGCAAACCATAATAAGTATGCAGATGCACATGTAGTTTTACCACTTTGGCGTGGTAGCATATTAATATTGAACCGATGTGCATGATAACAGTTTAACAAGTTAACTTGATAATCAAACGGTTGAAATAACAATTTCCCTTTTACTGAGTGTTGAATATGGAAGAAATATCTTGAAAAATAAAGATATCCATCCTCGGGGTCAGAACACATTTGTAAATCAATAATGTGTTGCTCTTCAAATCGTTCAGTTTTGTGAGCTTTTTTAGTTAAAACCCCATCTAAACTTTTAGCCATATAATAATCCTTTGTCGTATATGTATTTACAAAAAAAAGCGGACATAATGTCCGCTTTATGATTATTAAAAGTAGTTGTTACTTGCGAGATTTAATATCTTCGTACAACGCAGCAAGATGTTGAACTAACGATTCAAAATGCGGTTGTGGCTGGCCACCACCATTTACTTTACGTGCTTCACCGTCTTTTTTATCACCTTGGTGTAATACAGTGTCAATCCCATAAGTGTGCTGCCCGCTGTCGCCGTCTACTTCATTTCCAAAGCTGTCACCGATTACGATCTCAGCGTCGTCGTCTGGTTCATCCATAGGCTCATGATGCGAGTCACTACTAATTCCTTTTAAGATATCCATTAAATCGCGAATACCGTCAGCGCCTTTACTATTAATAGTAACATTCATATTTAATGATTCGTCAGCCGGTGCTCCGCCTTGAATAATAGCAGCAGGCATATCCATACCACATTCGTCAATTGTTGGTTCACGCCCTTCATCAATTTCTTGCATTGTTTGCATTAATTTTTTAAAATCCATTTTATTTCCCTAAGTTTGCAGTTGGCAATGTAATTTTTTTAGAACCAATTGCACTAGTTGTTCCAATTGATGTATTAGTTTTAGCAGATGGTGCTGATTTTTCAACATGCGATTTTTTTGCTAATAGTTGATCGTTAACTCCTTTATATTGAGTACCTTGATGTTTAACTTTATTAAGTTCTTTTAGCATACTCATTACATGTGACTGCCCTGTTAGATGTTGATTATTTTCTTTATCGTAATCTGATCCAATCAATGCTTTGCTGTCATTAAGCTGATCATATTTGTGATTAATGTCGTATTCTTCTACTTCTTTGTTATTTCTAACTTTAATACAACATTCACTTACACCTAGTGCATTAGCAGCAAGTTGGCTTACTTGAAAACTAGTTGCTGGATAAGTTAACGTAACATCAAATGATGTAGTATTAGTATTGTGGTGTTCAGGAAAATCAACTTGTGTTTCCTGGATTGGTGTGCGAGTGCCTTCTGAAAAAGATTCAACTGTAAATCTTTCCAATACACTTTTAAGTTTATCAATTTGTTCTGATGTAGGTTCTCCTACAACTTTAATTTTAAATTCATAAACTTGTTTTGATTCTAATAAATGCTGTCTAAACGATTTCATAATATATCCTTGATATTATATTTATTTCATATTCTTTAATTTTTCAATAAGACTGTTTCGGTCTGTAACAATAAATCCTTCACCTGCAATATTAACACCAGTATCTTCTGCGTGATTATCGCTATCTAACTTTTGCTTTTTAAGTTGAAGTTCTATCATTTTAAGTTTCTTATCAATTTTTGCCGACTTAGCATCGATTGCATTCTTAAGCATACTAGCTGCTACTTCAAATACTCTCCCGCTATATCTAGCCTCAACGTTCATACCTAAATCCATTAAGTCATCATATGCATCAGTTGCACGTTGTGCTAATGCATCAAATTCAGAATCACTAACATCGCCTAACCCTTTTACTTGCGGTAATGCAGCTGAAATTTTATCAAATTCGGCTATATCGCGGAATAACGGAGTTGGTACCGGTGGCGCAGGGATTGCTACTTCTGTTTCTTTTATGATTGTTTTACTTTCTGGTAAATTTAGGAGTTCCTCTAACTTTTTTGTCATAGTATATCCTCTTATAGTATACTATTTAAGTTATTTAGAACCGTTATGGAATAAATCATTTTCGTTTATTACTCTAAATTTAAGACCATTTTGTTTGCAGTAAATAATAGCTGCTGCCCATTTGGCTTGATTTTTAATAAACTGTGCTTGATTGTATTTGTTTTTACCAACACGTTCAAGTATATGCTGACTTGCTGGTTTTATTTCAATTACTTCGTTGTGTATGTGATGGTTTTTATCTACGTATTGGATAAAAAAATCTGGTAGATAAATTGTATTACGATTAGTAAGTGGGTCTCGATACGGTATAGTAATAGCCTCACTTGCCCATTTTTGAACACTTGGATTTGAATCACAAAATTGCATAAAGCTCATTTCCCAAGAACTTCGATAATATGGAATCTTAGTTCCTACATATTTTCCTGGATTCTTAGGGACGTATTTGCCTTTAGCAAATTTTCGACTGCTCATACTAAAATATTTCTCGACTCGTATTCGTTATCATTAACTTTAACACGATATCCTAATAAACTAGTAGGATCTCTGTAAGAATTTAAGATCTGTGCAACTATTTGGTTTAATTGTAGTGTTGGCAATTGTTTAAGCGAGTCTAGTAATGTAAACACATGTACCTCTTCTGTTCTTGCTCTATTTAAAAATACAATCGCAGTTGCTTTTGCACTGTTAGCATCAAAGTTTCTTTTTTGAAAAAACCCAATAACTGCGTCAATCTCTTCACAAGGAAATGATACATCAGTTGTATACGACTTATCAAAAAAATGTTTAATTTCAGCAGCTGCTGAATTAGTGTCGGATGAAAATGCATTTAAGTTCATAGTTTAACTAATGTTCCTGTGTTAGTTGTTATTGGTGATCCAACTGTATTAGTAGTTCCGGTAGTACTTACAGGTATTGAAACACCTGATATACTTGTTTTTGCAGTTGAGCCAGTTGTTAGTCCAGTCGTTGATCCGATTGTAGTTGCGCCGGCAGCATTAATTGCTGATGATGAAGCTGCTGCTGATATAGCATTAGATAGACTAAAATTAGATTTTGCAAATGCCGGATACGACCCACTGTTAGCAGGATAACTACTAGTTAATGTTGACGGAGATAAGTCGTAATGTGAAGATAAGAAATCCTCCATTTGCCCATCATTAACATAGCCAGTACCATATGATACTGCCTCGTATGCTAATGTCATTTCAAAGCTGTGCGACTCGCCTGAATGATATGCTAAATTGTTGCCGCCCCAATGTGTAATAAGAGGGTTAACAAGTTTATAACTAACATATTCGTGTCTAGACATTTGATAAATCATTATATAATTAAAAAATGGCTTAACCCGTCCCATAAAACCATATGGACTAGTTATATATGAAGATTCTTTCATTGCATTTTTAATATATGATCCTTTTTTACTAGATACGGTAGGATCGTTATAGTAATATTTGTAATATGTTTGCCATAATTGATTTATAAGACCCATATTATCATCATGAAATGATACCTTAACATCGTTGTATTTGTGCTGATATTGTACTACTCGTTTTCTATTATATTGGTTTAATGTTTCGGCTGACACTGTATATGTAGGAAGATCGATCGATTTAACTAATAAATTAATTTCATTTTTAAGAGTGTGTAATAATTTAGCTTCAACAGTTGTTGGATTAATTCCTTGCCAATTAATGTTAAACGCAACATGAAATAAAAATTTATCTTTAGGTAGTAATCTAAATTGATCAGTAACAAAAGTTTTAGAGGCATGTTGACGACACCGAAGATTTTCAGTGGGATTAGATGTTAAATATTCGTTAGGTGCAAATGACATATATATATTTATCCTTTTAATAAACTACGCAGTTTAAAATTTAGTCATAAAAAAGCCCGCAGTGCGGGCTTTTTATTAATGCGTTAAACTTAACCGCCAGCAACAACAGTTTGTGTGCCGCCTTCAAGTGCTGCTCTATCAGTAGTTTCATAACCAATACCAAAGCTATCAGCACCAACAAGTTGTACACAGTTATCAGGTTGAATTGATAAATCAATTGTCATAAATCCTGCGTCACCATATGTTAGTGCATTGTAAGTTGATGACACTAAGTAACAACCATAACATTCCCACGATTCTAAAATGTTAACATCTGAGAAGTTATCAGCGTTTGCGCCATCTAACATTTCAATTGTCATTTTGAATTTATAAGACCCTGCAGCAGCAGCCGAACTTTGTTCAAAAAAGTCAAATTGTTTCTGATTTTGCTCGCCAACTAGTTTATTAACTACGTTAGATTGATCATCACGAATTTTAATGCTAATTGCTCCCCATTTAGGTTTGCCTGCGTAATGAATTGTACTATTGTATACATCAATAGTTTTATCGTCAAACGTTAAAGTAGGCCTTGCTGCCTCAGATACTTGACGAGTTAATTCGGTACCAGTGTCGTTTTCTGGTGATCCAAACCCGTCAAACATTACTCTAAACCGATATTTTAATTTCGGCATTAGTAACCCACTATTCCCACCACTAGATGTGGTAGGTACTGAGAAATTTGTTAAAGATGCAAATCCTGGCATTTTATCTTGCTCCTAATGTTTTAACTTCACCCGTATTTAATAAACGTAACGGGATATAAATAAATTCTACAGCTTTAGTTGGTTCAATTGCAACGTCTAAATACACTTCACCATTATCAATTCTTGTTGGAGTATTATTTGAAGTATCACATACTACTGCAAAATCATATAATGCACGTTGTCCCACTAAATCAATTAACATGCTTTCAGCAGCATATTTAATTTGATTACGTGTTGAACTATCATTTGGTTGGAACAAGTACGGTCTTACAAGTTTTGCAAATTGTCTGCGTAATTGCACAATTAAACGAGCAACGTTAATACGATCTAATGAACTTGTTACCGATGAACGAGTAAATTGACCCATGTTAACAACCCCTGAACCAACGATTGAAGTAAGTGGATTAACTTTAACTTTTGCTAACGTATTACGTTGACCTAAATTTAATGCCACTGTTACAAATTCGCCTGATGTATTAACATAACCAACAGATGTTGCATTGTTAATAACACCTCTAGACGTACCAGCTGGTGCAAACCATAGATGACTTGATGCATCATTTAATGCAATTGTACGTAACATCATAGCACTTGGTGGAATAACAATGTTATTTCCGCTGTTGTCGCTTGATAAACCCCACGGATAAAAGAACGCTAAGTACGGATCAGCAGTTGTTAATCCTTTATCGTTATCTTCAATTGCACCAGCAACGTTACTTCCCCAATTTTCTAAAGAAGTTGCATCGGGTGTTAATCTTGCAGGAGTATCAGCAATAACAAACGCAGTAATACCGTTGTCATAGTTTAAAATTTTCATTTCACCTACAAGTTCAGGATAACCAGGACAAGCAATTAAATTAAATTCTCTAACTTCTGTTTCACGAATTTGTTGATTTGAGTTAACTAATGCTTGCAATGCTTGAACTACTACACCACGTTGTGCCATGCGACCAAATGCGCCTGCACCGTTTGCTAAATTAGCAGCTTCAGAAACCCAACGATGTGGATAGTAATCAGCCATTGTTTCGCTACTAAATCTTACATTAAGCGCGTTAGTGTTAACATAATCTTTATGTAATTTTTTAACATTGTAACCACTTCTGCGAAGATTCCACAACAACATACCATTTGGATATAATGCAGGATCTGGTGCATCAAAGTCAACAAAGTCAGCTGCGTCTAATTCTGCTTGTGAAAAGTCATCAAGATTACCACCTAATAATGCAGTAATTGCAGCAGGTGTTCTTGCTGAACCAGAAGTACTCCATCTTGCATCAGCAAATACAATACCGTGTTCGGTAACTTGATCAGTGATGTCAACTTTTTCCCATTTCTTTTCAAAATTAATATATTTGTATAACGCAGGATAGTTTTCTAAATCTGATGTATCAACCCACAAATCACCGTCGACTAAATTAGTAATGCCGTCCTGTTGTGTAGTTGGTTTAGATGCAGAAACAATTGGACCTTTTGGGTCAGTTCTAGCAGGTCCGGTTCCGTGGTCTACACTACGATATGCTTTCCATTTTTTATTATGGTTAACCATAATATCAACGTCATCAATATTTGCACTATACCATAACAACCCATCAACTGCGCCGCCGGTTAATACCGTGTTACTTGCTGTAATAAACGAGACGTCGTTAGTAGCGCCGTGTTCTGACCATAATGTTGCAATATATTTGGTTGTATTGCCGGCAAGTTGTGAGCTTGCATGGTGATAAAAATTAGCAGTTGCAGTTACACTAAACAACGACAATAACAATCCGTTTACGTCATTAAATTCAATATCACCACCGTGTTCATGTGAAATAGTAATTCTATTGCCAACTCGAACTGCAGAGACTGCAGTGTTAAGTCTTGCGTTAATTGGTTGCATAATAGCATCAATAATTAACGTAACCTTTTCTGCTTCAGTAGTGTTACTAATAAATGTTGGAATTTCAAATACTAATTCTTCACTAGTTGACAACATTGCCGAACTGATAACACTTTCTTGAATGTCGATAGTATAACTACCTGAAGCTATTTTATCACTAGTAATTGTTGCAGATGTAATTGAAGTAGCTGATACATCTTTACGACGATATACTTTAAAAGTTGCAACCGGAACTGCAGTTTCGGAATCATTAAATTTTACATATACTGAATTTCCAGCAATGTTAATGCCGCCGCCGGTTGAATCAATGCCGTGTAATGCCGCTGCGCCATTTGCATATAATGGTGCAGATTTAGTAATCCAGGTTGATGATGCAGTTTCGTATTTTTGAATTACCCAATTTGAACCACCATTTACTGAATTTGATTTAATCCAAAGTGAGCCAGTCGGAGCACCGATTACTGTATCTACATTATCAGCATCTTTACGTTTATATGTTGGTACTGATGTAGACGATGAAATGGTCAATAACGGAGCAATATATTTAGTTGCATTAGCTATTGAAATACCAAGTGTTTCTAAAGTTGCAGCTGTTGAATTAACAAGATTAACATCTTCACCAGTTGAGTAAATTACTAATGTGCTACCAACATTTGCAGCTTTAATTCCGGCATCAGTAATTGTACCTACTGCATTAATTGCAGTTACTAAGGTGTCTAACGATGTAAAACCAGTAACAGCATGCCCATTAATTTGAAGAGAATCAGAATCGGCTCCTGAATTTGAAAATGTATTAGCACCGACTACAGTGTTGTTGCCTTGAATAGTAGGGATACTTCCTTTCCATTCAGGTGATCCAACAAGAACCCAGTTGCCAGCACCTAAAGATGCTGTAGATGATTTATACCAATACGAAATTAAACTCGAAACTGCAGAAATTGCGTATGTTCCAGTTGAACCAAAACTTTGCAATGGCGCATAGTTAGATGTAAATAAATCTACATGTGCTGTATTTGTAATAACTGTTGGAGTAATGGTTGAGAATTTTTGACCACTTGCAGTGCTTAACGGATCTGAATTCCATGCTGCCATACCCCAATGGGTTGCAATCGTGTTTAACCAAAATGTGTTGTTTGCAGGTACACCTGCAGGTTCTGCAGAAAGTGGTTTTAATTGATCTAAATCAACATCAGCACGAACTACATATGCCGCGCTACTTACGCCCATATAGCTATAAGCAGCTTGTAAACCATATTCATTTTGTTCTCCAGCGTGAACTGGATTATTGCTTGTGTCAGTTTTAAAAACTGGTTGTCCGAATGTATCGGTTAATTCTTTTGAGCTAGTAATTTTAAATACTTGGCCGTATTTTTTAGATGTTTTTACTGTTCCTGGAGCTAGTCCAGTTTTTGCACTATTTAATTTATTTGCAGCAGTAGCAATAAATATTAAAGGTACTGTACCGGGAGCTGATGAAGTGTAGAAACTCTCATCTGATACTTCTACACTTACGCCTGGTGAACTAAGTTGAGCCATAATTATAATCTCCATATATACAAGTTCTAACTGTATTTATAGGAAAATGTAAAATAATGGCGTTATATCTTAACTATTTCTGTTACTTTTGCGTATAATGCATTAAGTGTACTATTGTTATCAACAGTATAATCTACAGCTAATCCATACCATGCCCACTCACTTTCATGGATACCAAACTCTTTTAACATTAAGATATCATCTATGTTACCAGATAACGCACCATTAACATATTGATACCAGTCTGGTTCCGGTCCTCGTGTTACACGAACTATTATACCGCCTGCGTTTTTAATAGCAGCAAACTCATTTGGAAATCTACAATCGCTAATAACAACATTAGTGTTGATGTTTCTCAATTTGTTTTCTAAGCTAGCAATCCAAATGTCATCATGAAAACTTCTTCTGCATACTTCAGTGCCCCAGAGTTGTAAAATTAATCGAGGGGTTAGCATTGGTATAGATAATTTATCTGCCCACCATTGATCAACTTGTTCACGCCATGCTCGCGATTCGGTAGTTTGGCCTTCGAGCAATGTTCTGTCCCATCCAAACACAGCAGAAACTGCATCTTTTAATGTACCTGCAAAACTTTCACGTGTAAAGTTATGTTGATTAACTAAGTAATCTGCAATAGTGTCTTTACCTTCACCTATATTTCCTACAATACCAACTATCATATTATTCTCCTAAAATTGTATTATACACTAATTTTAGAAAAATGTCAACTTATCCTATTATAAAATGATAACCTGTCCCGCCAGATATTAACGTTTCTAACTCTTTATCAAGAGCAATAAGTTCTTCTTTGCCTGCAGATTTCATATCGTTACCATTTAATGTAATACCGCCGCCTGGGCCTGCAATAGTTGAAAACAAGCTACGTGCTTCTCCTAACATAATCTTGCAAGTAGCGAGTGTATAATCACGTAACCATTGTTTAGCATAAATGTCAGTTAGCAATACAAAGTCAGGTCTAAAGTTATGTGATTTAATTAAAATCTGTTCACCTTGTGCAAATGGACGTTGTAGGATTGTTAACACATGACTAGTAGGTTTCCATTTAAATTCAATATAGCTACCAAACATTTTACCAACTAATTTTTGATATCCTGCAAATAGTTCGTATGTTGCAAGGCCGCCCATCATACTACCGCTCATCATATACGTGTTAGTATACGCTAAGTTAAACGGTTCAAATAATGTACCACCTGCACCTATTCCAGAACGTGACCCAATCGCACGTCTAAATACACTCTGTACTTCAATAATTTCATCAGGTAATCGATAATCGTTTTGATCTTGTACTAACTCTAAAAAGCTGTAACTTTCTTCTACAGCATTTGGACTGCGCTGTCTAAAGCGAGTTAATGCTCTGTCTAATGCAGTTTCGTAATGAATAGGGTCGAGGTCCAGATCAATCATACCCGAACCTAGCATAGCTTGCACATATTCAAATACTTTGTTTCTTTCTATCAATGATGTTGTTTCGTCAGACATAATAGTTCTCCTACTATATTTATCGTAAGATAAATATGATAACACTCAAGGAGAAGTACTTTGCCCAGATTAAGTTTATACAAACCTGAGAAAGGAAATAATTACAGATTTATCGATCGCCAGATATCAAGAATGTTTCAAGTTGGTTGTACTGATGTACACCTTCATAAATATTTAGGACCTAAGATACAAGAAGAAGGAACTGCTGATCAGCCAATTTATGATGTAGTAAAAGAAACAAATATTCAAGATTTATTGTTCTTAGAAACTCGTGATCGCAAATACGAACCAGAAATTTACCGTCTTAGAGGCCATTACCAAGTTCAAAATTTAGATTTTAATCTAAGTCAATTTGGTTTGTTTATTGATAACGACACAGTGTTTATGACTGTACATATTAACGACTTTATTGAAACGATTGGTCGCAAACCATTAGACGGTGATGTTATTGAGTTACCTCATTTACGTGACGATTTTGCATTAAATGATTTTGACGTTAGTGTTCCTAGATTTTTTGTTATTGAAGATGTTGGCCGTGCTAGTGAAGGATATAGCGCAACATGGTATCCGCATTTGTATAGAATAAAACTTAAAAAGATTGCAGACAGCCAACAGTATGCAGATATACTTGACCAACCTGCAGGCGACGACGCACCGTATGCGTTACGTGATTTATTAAGTACCCGTAAAAAAGAATTAGAAATAAACGATGCAATCGTAAGTCAAGCTGAAATCGACGCACCTAAATGCGGATACGAAACTCGACAATTTTATACATTAGCAACTGATCCGGTAACTGGTAGAACAGAGTTAATTACTGTAGATTCAGATGTGTACACTGCTAACTATCAAAGTCAATTAATTAACGGCGAATCTAATGTAAATGCAAGTAGTCTTAATGCAATACCATTGCGAACTGGTTATACTGGATTTTTAGTAGGTGACGGTTATCCGTATAATGGCTATGTATTTGGTCAGGGAATTGAGTTTCCTACCAGCGTAGCAAAAGATGATTTCTTTTTAAGATTAGATTTTGTTCCAAATCGATTATTTAGATTTGACGGCCGTAAATGGCATAAAGTAGAAGATGCAGTCAGAATGACATTAACTAACACTGATACTAGACACACTAGACGAGTTAGCTTTATTAATAACAGCAAATTTACATATAATGATGAAATTGCAACTGATTACGTAAGAGTAGCTGTTGGTGCAATTTTACTTGATACTAATATTGATTTTGAAATAACTGCACCATACATTGTATTAAAATTTGATACTACTAGATTAGAGTTTGTAGTTAATGATTTTGAAAATTTATTAGAATCGTACGATGTAAACGGTGTTGCTAAAATTAGAATTAATTTACCAGAAGTTGATAATTTGCAAGTAACAATTCCGTACGACGGCGCGTGGCGAGTTAGTTTATTTACTTACAGAGAGGCTGAACGTCAAGGCATATCTAAAGTACTTAAACCTCGTGCTGATTTTTAATTTCATAAGAAGTGCAGTACTAAATACTGAAATAGGAGAAAGTAATGCAACATTTTTATGACGGTGCTATACGTAGATATATCACTCAAACAATTAGGCTTTTTAGTGAATTCTCAGTGCGATATGGCGATGGAACATTACATCGAGTACCAGTAGCATACGGTGATGCTGACAGACAGGCTACTAGTATTATTCGACAAAATTCTGAAAATACAATTAACTCAGTTCCAAAAATAAGCGTGTATATACATAGTTTAGACTTAGACAAAGATCGATTAGCAGATTCAACGTTTGTTAGCAAAGTATTAGTTCGTGAACGAGATGTTGACAAGGCATCTAATAAGTATACATCTAATCGAGGTAGACAATATACAGTTGAACGACTAATGCCAACTCCATTTAAGTTAACTTTTAAAGTTGACATATGGACTGCAAACACAGACCAAAAACTTCAAATATTAGAACAAATATTAATGTTGTTTAATCCTAGTTTAGATATTCAAACTACTGATAATTATTTAGACTGGACAAGCTTATCTGTAATTTATTTAGAAAGTGTAGCATGGTCTAGTAAAGCAATTCCTGTAGGAACTGATACCCCAATTGACATTGCAACGTTAACTTTTGCTACTCCGATATGGATTAGTCCGCCTGCTAAAGTTAAACAATTAGGAGTAATTACAAAAATTATTACTGGATTATTTGACGGTAATACTACCCTTAGTGAACCAATTTTTGGATCAGATTATTTAGACCCATCTTCAAAGTTTACCGATGCTGGTGCTGCGTTTTTAACAGATATAGTTACAGTAATTGAAGATTATTCAGTTGAAATTTATAATAATCAAGTAGTGTTACTAGATCCTAATTATAATGTTGAATATGAAGAATCACCGTATGAAATACCTGATAGGTTTGGAATGGAAGTTAAATGGGCAGAATTATTTGAAAAATATCCTAAAAAGTTCATACCTGGATTTAGTAGAATTATCGTAACGCAGCTTGGTGGAGTTGAAATAGTTGGTACATTAACTGCAAATACAGACGATGAAACTATTTTAAATGTTAATTGGGACGAAGATACATTAAGACGTAACACATTGATTGATAGTCAAGGTTATTTAGAATCAGACGTTACTTATTTTAATTTATCAACATGTAATAGATTGTCACCTGGAACATTTGATGCAATTATTAATCCGTATACATTTAATCCATACGATTACGACCTTAGAACAGGCACTCGATATTTAATAATTGAAGATATCGGTTCAGTTGATAATACTGATGGTGCGCTAGCATGGAAATCTACATCCGAAGATGATTTAATCGCACATGCTAATGATATAGTTGAATGGAACGGTAGCAGTTGGCATATTATATTTGATTCAGTTAACGAGACTGACACTATAATATGGCAAACAAATTTAATGAATGGTATACAATTTATGTGGAACGGTGTGTCTTGGACTAAAAGTTTTGAAGGATTCTATAGGACAACTAAATGGCGACTGGAATTGTAAAAGATCAAATAATTTGCAGTGGTGCATTAATATACTCACAAGCTACTCATAGATTTCTTTTGATTCAAAAATCCTCAGGTAAACACCAAGGTACTTGGGGATTAGTTGGTGGCACTAACCTTGCTAACGAAAATCCATGGCAAGGTCTTACAAGAGAAATAGAAGAAGAAATTGGTTTTCTTCCAATCATTAAAAAAACACTACCATTAGAAAAGTTTGTATCTAACGATAGTGTTTTTAATTTTCATACATATTTCTGTTTAGTAGAAAACGAATTTGTTCCAACTCTTAGCGACGAACACATTGCATGGGGATGGTTTAGTTTAGTTGCTCTACCAAAACCTATACATCGCGGACTAAATCTCAGTTTGCGTAATAAAATTATTCAAACTAAGATCCAAACCGTTATTGATATTATTGATAGTTTGTAAGTATTTGATAATTTGTGTAGACCAGTAAACACTATGTTTACTGTCTACTCTAACATTAAAATCTACAGGAGGATGAAATAGACAATTAGTATCATTATACTTGCTAACAGATATAGTATCAACAAATACAGTAAAATCTGCATTAAATAGTTTCCTAATTTCGTTAGTAGGTGCAATAAAATCACAAATAACATAATTAGATTTAGAATTTTCAGCTAACTGTTTCATTCTACTACATTGTCTTAATCGTCCTTCTGTACTAAAATCCCAATCGTTGTATTGTTCTCTTATTATATCAGCATTAAACCATTCAACCGAATCTAAAAGTTTAACTAGCTCAGTTGCTAGAGTTGTTTTACCAGATCCAGGCAATCCCATTATTAAAATTTTCATCATTCAGGTAAAACTGCATTTAATAAAAATAATTGAGTTAGTTTAGTTGGTTCTAAACTATACCAGATCCAAGGTCTAATATAAATGTAATCATTCTTTTTTAAATTAATACTATTAACTGTTGACCATTTACTAGGATCGTAACAATTATCCGCAATAAATGTATCTAATTTATCTATAACATCAAATACAGTTTTTACGGTATCTTGTTCATGGATTGTCAACACAGTATCTTCCATTGCAACTACAACTAACCATAGTGAATGCTGATAAAAATGTTCTACATGAATTATATCAGATGGTTTTCTAAAAATACCTGTATCTTGTTGTATAGTAACATCAGAATTAATTTCATGTTTAAAAAATTCTTGTAATTCAGCTGGAACATAATTGAAATTTATAATTTCTTCGCCAAATAATGTTCGTTCAAATTCCATTGAAGACATTAACATTTGTAATTGTTCTGAATTATTATACAACCCAGAACAATGAATAAAATTTTGCATATTTTTACCTTTTATATGTACTTAAATATTTAAAAAAGAAATCTCTTTCAGTTTCTTCATCTAGGACATAAAATTCAATAACCTCGCCATTAACATTTTGAAATGCTAATTTTTCTGGTAATTTACCTTTATACGCGATATTATTGATAGCGCAATAACTATAAAAATGTTGCACTACACCTAAAGATAATCTGATAGTCCAATCATCGCCGCAATTTTTTAATTCTTTATGCCACATCTCCATTCCGCGTTCAAGCCAAGTAAAGTCAGGTTTTGGATGATCTGTTATAAATTTACTCCAATAATCAACTAAGATATAATGTTTAGCAAAAACTCTATCTGGATATGTTCTAACATTTTTATAAATTAAATCAGAATTTCTACCTATAGATTTTCTTTTTAATAATTCATGATTAGCTAAACCATAATGTAAAATCCAAGCATAATCTTGCCAAAACATTTTACCTAAGAAATGCTCACCGTCTTTAGATGGATATTCATGCACAACACCGGTAAATCTAATTTTACCTCGTTTAAATAATCTATCGTGCATCACATCAACGTTAATACCCATTTTATGAGAATCAAGTGACATACATTGCTTTTGTTTTAGTAACATACCATCATAATAATCGCTAGTAATGTACTTAAATAGATTTTTCCAACTTTCAACTTGTTCGTCGGCGTCAATCCAAAAGATATAATCTCCAGATGCTTGATCAATAGAATAATTTCTAGCTCTAGAAAAATTACCTAACCCATCTTCTTCTAACCATTCTAAATCATAAATTTTATCTGTATATTTTTCAACAATTCGTTTAGTATCATCAGTAGAACCGGTATCAACGACAATAATTTCATCTACAAATCCATCTAACGATTTTAAACAACGAGAAATATTATCTTCTTCATTTCTAACAATTATGCAAGCAGAAATAGATTTATATGGTCTAGTTTTCATCCATTTTTCGTTATAATCAATTTTACCAAATTCAATATTATCGCCTTTAGAAGAATTAAACCAAAAAGAAATATTGCTACACGGTTCGTTTCTTCTACCTAACACATTGGCAGATGAGTGAATTAAAGTAAAATCTATGTTTTTTAATAATTGTTTAATATCAGATCTTTCAAAATGATGAACGTGATTAAGTTCTACTTTATTCATTGTCATATTATCCCACGGTCCTGTTGGAGTAGTAAAATAAAATAACGTATCAAGTTGAGCTAATTTAGTTACTGTATTAAGAAATTCGTCAGTATCCTCAATATGTTCCATTACCTCGCCAAGAATAACTACATCGGGTTTAATATCATAATTTAAAATATTAAATACAGAATCGCAAATAAATTTTAATTGAGGATATTTAGATTTATACTTTTTTTCAACAAAATCTAACACAGGCTTATAAGTATCAACTAATGTCATTTCTGAAATATTAAGAGAAAATCGTTTCAGTAATGGTAATGATAATACACCATCATTACTTCCTATGTCAACAATTTTTAATTTTTTACTAGGAGCTTTTTTAATAATATCATCAACTAAATTTATTAGATGAGTACCCCTTTCATCTAACATAAAATCTTCGTCTGAGTTATAATCTTCTCTAACTAATACAACATTTTTATTGTAATAATCAGCATTATCTAACAATTTTCTATATTTTTCATCTCCTGTTAATTTATAAGCAGCTACTATATCTGAATTATAAACTAACTGGTCTAAAATTTTAGATTTATATTTTTCAAATCTTTTATTAAACATAGAATCAATTTCTCTGTTCCAAGATTTGGCTACGTTTTGCCAAGAATATTTTTCAATATCTACTCGCGCCTTATCTACAGCTTGATCATACAAATCTTTATCTTGATATTTTTTTACTAATGATAAAAATTCATCAAAATATTCTTGTGTATCGTATTTTGATTTAACTGTAGTTTGAGATTTAACAGTTTCTGATAATGCAAAATTATGTGTAGCAATAATCATACATTCATTATATTGAGCTTCAATAGCATTAATACAACTAATTTCAGGAAAATCTGTTGGATATAGCATGTATGCGCAATTAGAAAGTAATTCATAATATTCGCGTTTAGGTAAATTACCTATCATTTTAACATTAGTTGAATACTCTAATAATTCTTCAACCTCATTATAAATTTTTTGAACTTCTTCCGGAGTTCCTAGTGTATGCTCATATCCGCATAAATGTAATATTGCATCAGGATTAATATCTAACACTTCTGGCCATATTTTTTCAAGTAGATATTTCAATCCTCGTTCGGGTCTAGAAGCATAGATATAATTATTTTTCTTTTCTTCAAATGATTTTTTTGTTGTTATAATTGACTGATCATAACCATTAGAAGTTTTCCAAATATAATTAGTTGGTTCAATAGTATAATTGTTAACAAATAACGATTTATGATATTCACTTAAACAAAATACTCTATCTGCTACGCCCATAGCATCACGAAAATTATTAGAATCAATATCATGACACCAAAGAACGTTAAGTTTTGAATCTAATGGAACTGCTAGAAAATCTGTAAATCTACTTACAATTACAACATCAAATTGAGAAATATCATCTGCCATATATTTTTCTAATGGTCGATAATCAACATTATCATAAATTCCAGGTTTATCGCATTTACAATAAACTGTTACTTCATGACCTAAGGCTGCAGTTTCTTTAGCCATATAGATCAAGGCTGATTCTGACCCACCTAACGCTTTTTCGTAAACTGAATTACCATTAAATTCTAATCCAGCAGTTACAAAACAAATACTTTTATTCATAATTAATTTACTCTCTTATAGGCTTTTTTATGTTTAGATATAGCAAATATTTCAAATCCGCCTGTTAACATTTTATCTTCAATTTGTTGATGATCGTAATATGGAATATCATCAAATATTATAATTCCATTCATAGAGAGTCTAGGAATAAAAAAATCTGCTTCTAGCAATACGGCATCTGTACAGTGAGGACCGTCAATAAATACTAAAGCATAGTTGGATTCGATTGTTTTAACTTGATTATACACTGGAATACCGTCAGAATATCTAGAGAAAAATTCAGTATCTTCTAAATTAAAAAATTGAAAATTAAATCCTAAATCAGTTATATAAGAAAATAAATTAGGAATCGTTTCGTCTCTCATACGATTATTATAATCAAATTTTATAGCTAAATGCAAATCGCTAGAAGCATAATCTATATTTCCGTAAGGATCAACACAAACAAATACTCTATTAGTATCTTCAAATCGTTCTAAAGAATCTGCGATTAGTATTGCAGATCCACCTTTTCGAGTCCCTAACTCTATTATATTTCCAAAGATATTATTTTTTGAAATATATTCACAAGCATCATTTAATATTTCATAATCTATACTATCAGTTTCAAACATTATATTTTTCCTTTAATACAGCTTTTAGTTCGTCATATACTTCATTCCAAATTTCCGGAGTAACTTGTCTAATTAACCTTACGTTTTCTCCATACCAACTAGAATTTGGTTTACCTTCGGCCCAGACATAATATTCCATGATAGGAATTAATATAATAACTTGTTTACCTAGCGCAGCCGCTGCATGTGCAACTGAAGTACACGAAGTTATTACTAAATCTAGGTTATGGATTACACCTAGTAAATCTTCAAATGTACTTAACTCAAATTGCAAATCAACAACTTCATTATGATTTTCTAATTGCGCTAACCCAACATCTCGTTGAATAGAATATAAACTCCAGTTATTGCCTTCTGGTAAGGAATTTATAACTTCTGTTAAATTAACGCTGCGATGTAATTCATGATCATATCTTGGATTGCCTGCCCATCGCAACCCAACTTTAAATTCTCCAGATAATTTATGTTTCTCAATATAGTCAGGTTTAGCTTGTAAATAAGGGCCGTACCATAAATCGTTAGCATCAATTCCTAATGTTTTTGGTAATGCCATCATTGGAGTCCAACAATCATAATCTTCTTTTTTATAGTCTGAAATATCAATAATTTTTTCAAATGGTAAATGATTGTAAATTGTATGTACTTTATGAGTAGTCATAATAGAAACTTTCATACCAAGATCTCTTAAATGTTTTACAAATCTAACATTAATAATCTCGTCGCCAATGCCGCCTTCACCTACTATTAATATATGTAAATTTGGTTTTGGTTTACCGTTCCATTCAGGGATATCCCAAACTTTAGAATATGATCCAAATACATTTAACTTTCTACCAATGTAAAGGTGTTCCATACCTTTTTTAAAATCTCCATCTTGAATATAATGCACTCCAAGATTAAATAAGATCGAATCCGCTTCTCGTTGATCGTATTTCCATAAATTTTCTTCCATTGATTTAACAATATCATAAGATTCTTGTTTTTTATTACACGCAAATAATGCAGCTGAATAATCTAATAGATAGCGATCATTATCTTGAATATTATCCATAACAAATTCATAATATTCTACAGATTTAGTTGGCTTATTTGCTGACAAATAAATTTTAGCTAAATTAGACTTAATTGCTACAGTTTGTTCAATAGCTTTAGATAGCGATAATGCTTTTTCGCCATATTCTATAGCAGTAACAAATCTTTTTGCTTTATCATAAGAATAACTATATAAATCATAACCTAAAATATCAAGAGGAACTATTTTATTTTTTTCAAATAGTTCCATTAAATTTACTATTTCGTCTAATAAATCCGATCTTGATAAAATATCAACTGTTTGCTTTACTGCATCATAATCTGTAGCCATTATTTTCCAATTCCAAAATAAACTCGTATTCCGATGATGATAATTTTTCTTCAGGAACACAAATAAAATTTATATCCAAAACAAAAGTTTTATAACCTAACGATTCAATTAACGTTTTTAGTTCAGTTGCACCGTTATATTGCTTATAATATTCAATATACATTAGTGGTCTGTGCTTGTTAATTGTAGCAACAGCACCATTAACTACGTCTAGTTCCATCCCTTCAACATCAACTTTAATAATAGAAATATTTTCTATATCTTTAAAGTATTCATCAATAACAATTTGATCAACAATTTCGCCATTACCAAAATCTAGATCTTGGCCAACATCATCAAATTCTCCAGTAAGACCTACACTACCAAAACTAGCCGGTTTATAATAATCTACTTTAGGTACAGTTATCGGTTTAGTAGACGATCCGACTGCAGTTTTTTCCGCATATACGTTATCTACGCTGTTTAATGCTAAGTTACCACATAGCATTTGATAGATCTGACGTTGCGGTTCAAATGCATACACAGTTCCGTTTGCTGGTAAAATTGCATCAGCAACTTGGACAGAGAACGCGCCGATGTTAGCACCAACATCAATCACTGCAGGATACTTTTTATCTTTAAGATACTGGCGTAAGATCCACATTAATTCCATATTTTCTGAACCCATGTTCATTAAATGATATCCAACTCCGGGAAAATTTTCTGTAGGATTATAATCAAATCGGTTTACTATCATCATACCAAACTCAGTTGGTATTATAACATTTCTTCTCGGTTTTCCTATCATTTCATGTTCTTCCAAAAATCCATTTCTTCTAAATGGTTAAATAAATCTGGCGGAAGAATTGTTTGACGTTCTTTAAATTGAACTTTATTTCTAACGTGATGTAACCCTTTAATGTTCATATCAAAATCAAATTCGTCGTAATCACCAACTACATTATCAAAATCATGATCAAACCAAGATTCTCCAATAAATTCATAAATTTTCTTCATGACTAATTTAGGATTCTTAGCCAATTGATCATATTGCACTACCATAACATTTTCTTTTTTTGCACCAAATAACGCTTCTTTAACACCATTATATGCAAACCCAACAAATGAACTAGGGTCTGTTAAATACTGTGCTCTAGAGTAAACAGACATTCCTGCTCCTTCCGGAAACATAGACGGAACATCGTATGGATTTTTAGCAAATAAAGTTTCAAATGAATCTACAATCCACGGAATTGATCGTATACAAACAATAATTTTTGCATCTGGATATAAATCAGCCAATAACGGCGTTAGATAAGTCCAACCTCGATTAGTATCAAACACTACGTCATTTGAATCTTTATAGTAAGTTTCTGTAACAGAATGGATTAATTCTTTGCGTTTTTCTGGAGGGCATTGGAATCTATATCCGCCCTGTGATTGACTTTCTTGAATAATAGCTCGTGTAAATCTAGCAAGTGGACCAGAAATACTTGCTCCAAAATTTGGATTTTGGTGTAAAATGGAGGAAAGAAGGGTTGTTCCAGAACGAGGCAACCCTGAGATAAAATGAATTTTTTGCATATTGGCCTTTTTAAATAGTTTAATAAAACATAATTTTACTATACTTAGTTCAAAAAGTCAAGTGTTATTTTTTTTCTAAATCATATTCACGTAATTCAACTGTTGTTTGAATAGCATTAATTTCAGCAGTTTTTGTAGATTCCCAATTAAAACAATCTTGAATATGCGTCATTATAGAATTTACAATTAATTGTAAATCAGTTTTATTAATTACAAAAAACCCTTCTGGGAATTTCCATTCAGCAGAGTAATCATCATTCGTTAATAATAATGCTTGAGAATACATTACTCTAGTTTCTCTATCAGTATACAAAGTTAATATTTTTCCATTAATATCTCTTGTAATCGGAGTTGTTTCTTTAATCCAACGTAAGTTTGCCAATGCGGCTTTTAAATTAACTTTTATAGATTCTATAGGAAATTCTTGCGCGTAAAATTCTGCTATGTGATTATTAGATTCATCATAATAGAATTTTGGTCCAGCTATTTGATCAAATGTGTCATTAAGTTCTGTTGGATTAACAATTTGCGTTGGAACTAATTTTAAAGATTCATTAAAAATTAATGGTTCGCTTGGCGGATGTTCTATAGTAACTCGTTGATTTAATTCTTCAGAAACAAAGTGTTCAAAATATGCTTGATGCCAATCTCTCGGACCTGTTATTATATTTTCGTTTTTTAATAATGTGTATGCCATTTTTTAACCTTATATTATTTTTAATGCTAATGTATAATACTGACCAGCACTAACTTGTCTCCAGTCACTTAAAGTTCCGACTTGCGTTGGGCTGAATATATTGGTGGTATTTGATAATCCTAGTTGGCCATTGCCATTATACCCCCAGGTCCATAATGTTCCGTCTGTTTTGATCGCTGCTGTATAAAATACCCCGCCAGCAACTTGACTCCAACTACTTAAAGTGCCAACTTGTACTGGGCTACTTCTGTCAGCCGTATCAGATAACCCTAATCCTCCAAAACTATTATATCCCCAATTCCATAATGTTCCGTCTGTTTTAATCGCTGCTGTATGCATATATCCAGCAGCAACTTTGCTCCAATTGGACAAAGTTCCAACTTGTACTGGGCTTGATCTGTGCGCGGTATCCGATAGTCCTAGTTGACCACTATTATTATAACCACACGCCCATAATGTTCCGTCTGTCTTACTTGCTATTGTGTGCTTATATCCACAAGAAACTTGATTCCAGTTACTTAAAGTTCCAACTTGTACTGGACTACTTCTATTTGTTAAATCAGATAATCCTAGTTGACCTGTATTATTTAAACCCCAAGTCCATAATGTGTTATCTGTTTTAATCGCGGTTGTGTGCATTCCACTCCCGCTAGCAACTCGACTCCAGTTACTTAAAGTTCCAACTTGTACTGGACTACTTCTATTTGTTAAATCAGATAATCCTAAGTTACCTTGACCATTATAACCGCAAGCCCATAATGTTCCGTCTGTCTTAATCAATGCTGTATGATACTTTCCAAGAGCAACGTTACTCCAGTTACTTAAAGTTCCAACTTGTACCGGGCTTGATCTAGCAACTGTATTTGATAATCCTAATGCACCAAAAAGATTATAACCCCACGCCCATAATGTTCCGTCTGTCTTAATTGCTACTGTATGTCGGTATCCAACAACAACTTGATTCCAGTTAGATGCAGTCCCGATTTGTACCGGACTACTTCTATTTGTTAAATCAGATAATCCTAGTTGGCCAGCATCATTATTCCCCCAAGCATACATATTCCCAGTTGCCTTAAACATAGCCGTAGACATATATCTTGTTTGTAATTTTGTTCCAGTTACTTTATAAGTCATAATAGTGAAGCCAAAGTTGTATTATCCATTGCATAAACGCTAACGTATGTATTTAGCGTTCCGACTTGTACAGGGCTACTTGTATTAGTATAGTTTTCCTGACCTAATTGACCGGAACTATTTAAACCCCACGCCCAAAGAGTTCCATCCGTTTTTATAGCAACAGAATGATAGTTACTTGCTGCAATTTTGCTCCAATTAGATAAATTACCAATTTGCGTTATACTTGAACGATGAGTTACATCTCCTAATCCCAATTGACCATAACTATTATTACCTATAGACCAAAGAGTTCCATTAGTTTTTAAAAATAATCCATACGTTAATCCAGCAACGACTTTAGACCAACCAGTATTTAACGATATTTGAATAGGGGAATACACGTTAGAACTAGATCTACCTAACCCGCCAAAATTATTATTTCCCCAAGCCCATAATGTATTATCTGTTTTAATAGATAATGTGTGATAATATCCGCAAGAAACTTGACTCCAGTTACTTAAAGTACCAACTTGTACTGGGCTTGATCTATTTGTTTGATCAGATAATCCTAATTGACCGGCAGCATTACTACCCCAAGCCCATAATGTTCCATCTATCTTAATCGATGCTGTATAAGTTAAGCCGCCGATGACTCGACTCCAGTTACTTAAAGTTCCGACTTGAACTAGGTTACTTCTATTCGCTATATCCGATAACCCTAATTGACCATTAGTATTATAACCGCACATCCATAATGTTCCATCTGTTTTTACTGCTGCTATATGATGCCTGCCACCCGCTACTTGACTCCAGTTAGATAGAGTGCCAACTTGTACTGGGCTATATCTAAATGTTAAATCTCCTGATCCTAATTGACCCCAAGAATTATAACCCCAAGTCCATAATGTTCCATCGGTTTTAATCGCTGCTGTATGATAACCTCCTGTAACAATTTGACTCCAGTTAGATAAAGTTCCGACTTGTACTGGGCTTGATCTATCGGTTGTATCAGATAATCCTAATTGACCAGAACTATTCCGACCCCAAGTCCATAATGTTCCGTCTGTGTTTACTGCTGCTGTATGATACTGTCCACAAGCAACTTTACTCCAATTAGATAGAGTTCCAACTTGTACTGGACTCGATCTATGGGTTAAATTAGATAATCCTAATTGACCATAACTATTATTTCCCCAAGCCCATAATGTATTATCTGTTTTAATAGATAATGTGTGATAATATCCGCAAGAAACTTGACTCCAGTTGGTTAAAGTTCCAACTTGCACTGGACTAGAATAATTTGTTATATTGTTAGTTCCTAATTGACCATAACTATTATTACCCCAAGTCCATAATGTTCCGTTTGTCTTGATCGCTAATGTATGGTAGAGTCCACTCGAAAATTTAGTATAAGTTGTGGCATTATATAACCCCGGATACGAAGGTAGTACAACTTTTTGAACAACAGGATCAATACCAACTTGACCAAAACTATTTAACCCCCAACTCCAAAGCGTAGTATCTGATTTAATATAATAACCAAATCTATCGCCAAACGATGCTTCTATTGCAGCATCAATTACAACTGGCGCAGCAATAATAATTCCGTTTAATGACGAATTAACTTCACTCGGATTTATTGATGAATAATCAAAATGAGATTTTGCAGTTAACAAATAATCTGCATTATTACCAAATGCATACAAATTGCCATCAGACTTGATAGCAGCACCCCACGCAGTATTTTGAGTGCCTGTTGGGAATTTGCTCCAATTGGCAGAAGACACTACTTGATTAAGATCAACACGGTATGAAGTAAGATTGTACCCTAGTTGACCAAAATTATTCAAACCCCAAATCCGCGTTCCGTCTGTGTTAATTGCTATTATATGATCAGCTCCGCAAGCAACTTTACTCCAGTTAGCTGCAATTCTGACTTGCACTGGGCTTGATCTACTGGCAGTATCTCCGAGTCCTAATTGACCATAAGCATTATAACCGCAAACCCATAATGTTCCGTCTGTCTTGATTGCTGCTATATGACGGTTACCACAAAAAATTTGGCTCCAGTTACTTAAAGTTCCGACTTGTACTGGACTTGATTTACTATTAAATGACTCGCCTATTCCTAATTGACCATAAAAATTATAACCACAAGTCCATAATTGTCCATTTGAATTAATTGCTGCGGTAAGGTGATATCCGCAACTAACTTTACTCCAGTTATTTAAAGTTCCAACTTGTACTGGGCTTGATCTAGTTGCAGTATCAGATAACCCTAAGTTTCCATACAAATTATAACCCCAAGTCCACAATGTTCCATCTGTTTTAATTGCTGATGTATGGCGATATCCGCAAGAAATTTGGCTCCAGTTGGTTAAAGTTCCGACTTGTACTGGGCTTGATCTATTTGTTAAATCAGATAATCCTAATTGCCCAGAACTATTCCGACCCCAAGTCCATAATGTTCCGTCTGTTTTTACCGCTGATGTATGATAATGTCCACTAGCAATTTTACTCCAGTTGGTTAAAGTTCCGACTTGTACTGGGCTTGATCTATGAGTTAAATTAGATAATCCTAATTGACCATAACTATTATTACCCCAAGTCCATAATGTTCCGTCTGTTTTAATTGCTGCTGCATGATAATATCCTTTGCCAGCAACTTGACTCCAGTTACTTAACGTTCCGACTTGTACTGGGCTTGATTTATTATATATATCGCCTAATCCTAATGCACCGAAACTATTCAAACCCCAAATCCATAATGTTCCGTCTGTCTTGATCGCTGCTGTATTAAGTAATCCGCAAGCAACTTGACTCCATGGTATATTACCAATTGAGGTTGGAGCTGAAGTTAAAAACCGATAATTCCTACCAACTTCCCAAAGTGAGTTATCATTTTTTATTACATAATTTGAATTATTTTTTATACCATAATATTGAGCCATTTATATTCCGTAAACTACTTTTGTAGGTAAAGGTGTTGTATCTACTAACCCTAATTGACCATACCCATTATCACCCCAAGTCCATAATGTTCCGTCTGTTTTAATTGCTGCTACATAAAACATTCCAGAATAAATTTGACTCCAGTTACTTAAGGTTCCAACTTGTACTGGGCTTGATCTATTGACTTGATCAGATAACCCTAATTGACCATACACATTATTTCCCCAAGTCCAAAATGTTCCATCTGTTTTAATCGCTGTAGTCAGGCGATATCCGCAAGCAATTTTACTCCAGTCACTTAAAGTTCCAACTTGTACTGGGATTGATCTAGGCGCGGTATCCGATAATCCTAATTGACCATAAAAATTATAACCACAAGTCCATAATGTTCCGTCTGTTTTAATTGCTGCTGTATGATAATACCCGCAAGAAATTTGACTCCAGTTACTTAAAGTTCCGACTTGCACTGGGCTGGATCTATTTGCGGTATCAGATAACCCTAAGTTTCCATACACATTCCACCCCCAAGCCCATAATGTTCCATTTGATTTAATCGATGCTGTATAATATCGCCCACAAGCAATTTTGCTCCAGTTACTTAAAGTTCCAACTTGTACTGGGCTTGATCTATGAGTTAAATCAGATAATCCTAATGCACCAAAAAGATTTTGCCCCCAAGTCCATAATGTTCCATCTGTTTTAATTGCTGCTACCAACTCTGATCCGCTAGCAATTTTACTCCAGTTACTTAACGTTCCAACTTGTACTGGACTTGATCTATGAGTTAAATCAGATAATCCCAATTGACCATAAGAATTAATCCCCCACGTCCATAATGTGTTATCTGTTTTAATTGCCAATGAATGTTGAAATCCACCAGCAATTTTACTCCAGTTACTTAAAGTTCCGACTTGTACTGGGCTTGATCTATTGGCAGTATCCGATAACCCTAATGCACCATAACCATTCCAACCCCAAGTCCATAATGTTCCGTTTGGGTTGATTGCTGCTGTATGATACAAACCTCCACTAACGATACCCCAGTTACTTAAAGTACCAACTGGTACTGGGGTGTATATGGTTGATGTAATAGCAAATGCAGTCCATGCAAGAGATTGAGGAGTATTTTCTAAAGCTCCAAAGGCTCCCCGAATATACGTTTTTGAAGTATTAGCTCTATCTGAAAATATTATTGCGCTCGGTAATACAGCAACTATATCGGCAAAATTATCTAAATCAAGTTTTGGAACATTAAATGTTCCAAAACTTGAATTAAATGCATTACCTACATTTAACGCGTAATATCCAGAAGAACTAATATTATTTTGACCAAATACAACAGTTTTTCTACTAGAAATTTTTAACGTTTCTATTGGAAAATAATTTATATCATCTGCTTTAATATATGTATAATCTAAATCAACAGAATTTAGTTTATAATTAGAACTCATTTAAATATCACTCCTGCTGAATAAGCTTTAACTTCTACTTTAACAGCAGTATTTATCGATCCAATTCTAACTGGGCTACTTTTATTTGCTGTATCTCCTGTTCCTAATTGACCATAACCATTATAACCTAATGCCCATATACTTCCATCTGTTTTTGTAAATAAAGTTGCATCTAAATTTGTAGAAACTGAATTCCAAGTATCTCCAGTAACTGATTTTTTTACTGGATTAGTATATTGTACAAAATCTCCTAATTGACCATTATTATTAAAACCCCAAGTCCATAATGTTCCGTCTGTCTTACTTGCTATTGTGTGCATATATCCAGCAGAAATTTGGCTCCAGTTACTTAAAGTTCCGACTTGCGTTGGACTTAATCTATTTGTTAAATCAGATAATCCTAATTGACCAGAACTATTCCGACCCCAAGTCCATAATGTTCCGTCTGTTTTGATTGCCGCTGTATAATATTCACGAGCAGAAACGTTACTCCAGTTACTTAAAGTTCCGACTTGTACTGGGCTTGATCTATGAGTTAAATTAGATAATCCTAATTGACCATAACTATTATCACCCCAAGTCCATAATGTTCCGTCTGTTTTAATTGCAGTTGTGTAAGATCTCCCACAAGCAATTTTACTCCAGTTACTTAAAGTACCAACTTGTACTGGGCTTGATCTATTGGCAGTATCTGATAATCCCAATTGACCAATATTATTATTTCCCCAAGTCCAAAATGTTCCATCTGTTTTAATTGCTGATGTATGGCGATACCCGCAAGCAATTTTACTCCAGTTACTTAAAGTACCAACTTGTACTGGGCTTGATCTATTGGCAGTATCTGATAATCCCAATTGACCATTAATATTAAAACCCCAAGTCCATAATGTTCCGGCTGTTTTAATTACTGCTGTATGATAATATCCGCAAGCAATTTTACTCCAGTCACTTAAAGTTCCGACTTGCACTGGACTCGATCTACTGTTTATATCTGATAATCCTAATGCACCATAAAAATTAGCTCCCCAAGTCCATACTGTTCCATCTGTTTTAATCGATGCTGTAGACCACCCTCCGCAAGAAATTTGGCTCCAGTTACTTAAAGTTCCGACTTGCGTTGGACCTGATCTATTTGTTAAATCAGATAACCCTAATACACCATAACTCGCAGTATTACCCCAAGTCCATAATGTTCCGTCTGTCTTACTTGCTATTGTGTGCATATATCCAGCAGAAATTTGGCTCCAATTGGACAAAGTACCAACTTGTACTGGGCTTGATCTATTGAATTGACCATTTGGAAAATTATTTGAATTATATCTACCAGCTTCCCATATAGCATTAGTTGTATCAACTATCCATATATTATCATCATCCATACTAGCAGTAGATATCGATATACCGCCTATTTGTACCGGACTACTTCTATGAGTTTGATCTGATAATCCTAATTGACCGTAATTGTTTTTACCAAATACATATCCACCATAACTTTTATCTACTAACATTGCTCCATAATCTGAACAATATACTTTAGTCCAATCGCTACGAGTTCCAATTTGAACTAAACTTGAACGATAAGTTGTATCTGATATGCCTAATTGACCATAAGAATTATTACCTACAGACCAAGCTGTACCATTAGTTTTAATTCCAACAAAATGATTTCTACCAACATCAAATGTGATCCAAGTAGATGTATAATCGCTCCAAGGTATATCATCTGACAATCCTACAGGATATATACTATTGTTTATGTCTAAACAGAAAAAATCTGTATCGCTTGAAGAAATCTGTTTAAATGTTTTAGAAGTTGTTGCTTTAACAGGTACGCTAGTGTTCGCACCATCGAATGGACGAGAAATTCCCAATTGACCAAAACTATTCAAACCCCAAGACCATAATGTTCCGGCTGTCTTGATCGATGCTGTATGATATTGCCCGCAAGCAATTTTACTCCAGTTACTTAAAGTTCCGACTTGTACTGGGCTTGATCTATTGGCAGTATCCGATAACCCTAATGCACCATAACCATTATAACCGCAAGTCCATAATGTTCCGTCTGTTTTAATCGCTGCTATATGAGAATACCCGCTAGCAACTTGACTCCAGTCACTTAACGTTCCAACTTGTACTGGGCTTGATCTACTGACTGTATCTGATAATCCTAATTGACCATAAATATTACGACCCCAAGACCATAATGTTCCGTCTGTCTTGATCGATGCTGTATGATACTGCCCGCATGCAACTTGACTCCAGCCACTTAAAGTTCCGACTTGTACTGGGCTTGATCTAGTTGCAGTATCAGATAACCCTAATTGACCGGAAGTATTTAAACCGCAAGTCCATAATGTTCCGTCTGTTTTAATCGCTGCTGTATGCCCATAACCGCAAGCAACTTGACTCCAGTCACTTAAAGTTCCAACTTGCGTTGGGCTTAATCTATTTGTTAAATCAGATAATCCTAATTGCCCAGTATTATTACGACCCCAAGACCGTAATGTTCCATTTGAATTAATCGCTGCTGTATGCCCATAACCGCAAGAAATTTGGCTCCAGTTATTTAAAGTTCCAACTTGTACTGGGCTATATCTATCTGTTTGATCAGATAATCCTAATGCACCAAAAAAATTACGACCCCAAGTCCATAATGTGTTATCTGTTTTGATCGCTACTGTATGACGATATCCGCTAGCAACTTTACTCCAGTTACTTAAAGTTCCAACTTGTACTGGGCTTGATCTATTGGTTATATCTGATAACCCTAATCCTCCAAAAAAACTATTATATCCCCAAGTCCATAGTGTTCCGTCTGTTTTAATCGCTGCTGTATTCATATATCCAGCAGCAACTTTGCTCCAATTGGTTAAAGTACCAACTTGCATTAAAAAACTTCTATTGGCTAAATCAATAATACTTCCAGATGTATATAATTGATTTCTTTCATTTAAAAATGCTGTAGAGGCTCCACTACGAATTATACTAATACTAGTCCAATTGTATGCACTAGATATAACAACCGGGCTTGATCTAGCAACTGTATTTGATAATCCTAATTGACCATAAGCATTATTACCAAACATTTGAACTCCGCCTAATGGAAGATAAAATGCATAATCTGAAATTTTTGCTAGATACTGAAATGGATCATTTCCGCCTTCTTTGAATGCCATTACTTATTCTCCAATTTTTCATTTAACTCTTTAATAGCTTCTAATAAAATTCCTATCAATGCAGTATAAGCGATAGATTTAACACCATCAACTGTATTAACTAATTCCGGCAATACGGTTTCTAATTCTTGAGCAATTAAACCGTAACTTTTATTTCCAGTAGATTTCCAATTAAAACTTACACCTTGCAATTTAGTTAAAATATCCAAAGAATTATCAATTTTTTGAATATTCTCTTTTAAATTTATATCAGAAGCAGTGTTAAAATTAGTTGCATATAATGTATTATCCCCTGAAGTATAATATAAATTTCCAGTATCTACTCTAGCATCTGTCCATGTACTTGTTGAATTAGCAGAAAGACCGATATAATATGTTGTAGATGCTGCTACACTAGATAAGGTAGCTCCACCGGATAGCGTAGACCAAGCAAATGCACTGCCAGTCCAATTTAAATATCCAGTTGATGGTGTAAGAAAACCGGTAGTGCTTGCACCTGTTTGGTATAAAATTTGATTAGCAGACCCGCCTGCGATATTAGTTGCGTTGTCACCGCCAATTGCGCCCCATACGGTACCATTGTATCCTTCAAATTTTAATGTTGAAGTGTTAAAACGTAAATTACCCTGCGCTGGTGATGAAGGTAATGTTGATGTTGTTGGTAAAACTAATGATGATGAAAATTTTGCAGACGATACTTGTAATCTGTTAGTTCCATCGTCAGTTCCGGTACCAATTAATACGTTACCGCCATATTGTGCTAGTTTTACTAAACCAGTATCTAATACTTCTATACTTGGAATACCAGATACATCGTTAGCTGCAAAAATTGTACCAGTTAAACTATTAGTAACGGAAAGTAATTGTCCGGCAGATCCATCAAAACTAAGCATACCATTTAAAGTTGGGTATGCAGTTAATGTAATATTCTGAGCTGCAGTACTTGCGTCTGCCCCAGAAAATACAATCTTAGGGTCGCCTGCTGCGCTTATATTTGGTGTAATAACTATATTTTTATCAGCTAATGCCATTATGTGTCCTTCATATTATTATGTATTTATTAAATACCAAATCTGCCTCTTAGGGCATTAAAATTTTGTAATACTTCTGCTGCAGTTAGTGCGCGGTTATACATTTTTGAGTTTGCAATAGAACATTTAGGATAATAATTATAACTTCCACCGCCACTACCATTATTTCCAAATCCGCCTATAGAAATATCATTAGTCGTTCCAATTCCAGTTACTGCAGTAGCGGTCGTTGACCCTGTACCTAACGGTGCACCATTAACATAAGGAGTAAACACATCTCCAGTTCTTACCACTACAACTTGATACCATGATCCTTGATTTATTTGTGCTCCACTTGTTGCAATTGTCCAAGACGCACAAGCTGGTAATGTTGATAAACCATTCCAAACATAATAATACAAAGTTGTTGATGTATATTCAAACGACGTATGATAACCTCGATATCCTATAATATTACTCATTTGTTCCGTTGCATCATATGCTGCTGGATTAATATCATTTATTTTAAACCATACTTCCCAAGTATGATTGTTATACATGAAGTTTGCAACAGTTAAATTACCAGTTGCAGTTAAGTACATATTTGGACCATATTTTGGCGTAGATGCACTTCTTGTAAACGTTATACTATCGTCGTTTACTGTAGCAAATTGATTACGATACAGATTCATAGTATAACCGCCAACTGTATCTTTAAATGGCATTGGCGCATTAGTAGTATCATTTTCTACTTTTACACCCCAAAAATCTAATACATAATCAGTAGTATTATTGTCTAAAATATCAAAAAATGTTTTAGCAGTAGCAGTAGTTGTATTAGAATATGAAATGCGCACCCATTTACCAGTTACTAATTGAGATGAATATTCTAGTGATGGGGTTACATCGTGTAAACCACTCCAAATTTGATTACTGTCTAATATCGTTCCGCTTATTTTTCTAACATAAAAACTAATAATATAAGTATCAGTTGTATTTGGAGTAAAGCTAGTAAAACTTATTCTAAGTAAGCTTTGACCAGAAGTTCTACATGACATCCTAACAGCAGTCATACTACCATCAGGCGCATCTATACCAGTTGTTAATGTAGCATTTGCTGAGAATATATTTGACCAAGTTGATGAATTATAATTTGGATTTTGTACTAAATTTCCAGTACCTAAAGTAGAAGTAAACTTTTTAGGATTTTTAAAATCTAAATTTAACAGTAAACTATCAGTAACTATATTTGGGCTGTGTGTTAAACTCATAATCCGTACCTCGCTTTAGTTGCATAAAAAATTTGATTAAGTTCTGCAAGTGATAACTGTCTATTATAAATCATTGCCGCTCCGATACTTCCTTTAAACCATCTACCAAAGTAATCAGTAGATCCGATAGTTAAATGAGAACTTGCAAGATTTAATGGAGTAGCATAACTTGACGAACTGCCAGTTACTGAATTTATACCAGATGAATTACCACAGTATAATGTTGTATTGTTTACAACACCGTCTCCTAATGTAGTTATTGCAACCATATTCCATTCTGCCTTATTTACAACTACTGTAGATGGAGTGTAATCATTATTCCAATATGCAGAAGTAGCGTAAAAGGTGGATCCGCTAGTATTAATTGACAGCAATGCCCCGCCTGATGCAGATCTAGCACCGTAAGCGATTAGACCGGTATATGCATCAGCATTAACTTGTGTAGTATCTGGTTTACACCAACATATCATAGTGCGATTTGATGATCCTAATGGTAGATTTACAGGAGTAAGTGAATAAATTGCACTACTCGTACCATTAAAACTAAACGATCCATCACTTGCAAAAGTTACATTTGATGTTAATGTAGTATTACCTGTTATATCTAAAAATGCTTGTGTTGTAGAACGAGCACCTGATACAAATGGAGTTGCATATGACCCAGATTCTAATTGAAATCCACAAAAATCTATAACATATCCACCGGTTGTTGCACCAGAGTGTATGATAAAAATATCTAATCCGCTGTTAGTAGCATCACCGGTTAAAGTATATCTTTTCCATGAACTTGTAAAAGTTGGATTCCAATCACCTGTTGGTGTAATATCACTTATACCAGATTTACGCCAAATTTGTGCTAGACTTAATCCAGCAGATGGAGCTGCAACTATTCTAGCATAATATGAAAATGTATAAGTTCCGGTAGTTAAATTTGTGCCAGGTATAGTTATTGACCAATATTTGTAACCAGTTGACCCTGACGAATATCTTAACACGCCGGGAGAGTTAATTGGATTAGACACACTAGTTACATACGAATATGTGTGCGTACTTGTAGCATCGTAATTATACGATGGCATTGAAAATGCAGAACCGGTATAATTTGCATACGGATAAGTTACATAATTTGTAGTAGGAGCACCTTTATATGATTTTGCAGTATTAGACGGATCTAAATAGAATGCCAATCCATTAGTTACTATACTCATATTCCGTATCTCCCTCTAATTGCATTAAAGTTTTGTTGTACTTCAGTTGCGGTTAATGCTTTATTATAAATTCTAGTTGCAGAAATTCTACCAGTAAAGTTTGTAGCAGCACTTGGTGTAGATCCTAACATACCAATGGTTGTCACTGCAGCAGTATTTGTTATAGACCCCGTAGATGAATCTGATGACACAAATGCTCCGTTACGATACAAAGATACATTGTATCCGTCATAAGTTCCTACAATATGATGCCATGAATTAAGTGATATTACCGAACTTATAATCGTAGTGTACCCAGTACCAGTACCTGCACCTGCAACAAACCGTTCAAATGCAAAGTTTGTATCAGTAGTAGCACTACCATGGAATAATAAGTTATATCCATCTCTACCAGGTCCTGGATTGCTTTCTCTACAAATAATTCCAGGAAATCCGCCTGCACCTGGATTAGTTGTTGGATAAACCCATGCTTCAAATGAACATGGTAACACACCTAAAAACTGTAAATTTGAAACAGATGCTAAACTAATGTAATGTGATGATTCTGCGGTATAAGTTAAGTAGCCTGCTGCGCTGTAAATTGGATTATTAGTAAGTGTTCCGTTATTAGAGGTATTACTAGTGTCAGTTACTAAGACATTATTAACATTTGTATTTGGATTAAATGCAGTCATACTAGAACTACGTTCTAATTGCAATCCATCCCACCACATAGTAATACCTGTGCCGCTAGTGTCTGTGCCATCTAATCTACACTGAACATATGCAGTTGATGCATTTGAAAACGTAGAGGTGTACGATATTCTAGTCCAATTAGTAGTAACAGCTAATCCTGCTGTTCCAGCTGCAATATAACTTCCACTTGAATTTGCCTCCATTATAAAAAGTTGACAAGTTGTAGAAACACTAGCTTTAACCCAAACACTAACTGTCCAAGTTTGTCCATTTGCTGCTGGCGCCATATTCCAAGTTGATGTATTGTAGGTTGGAATGTATGGATCATTACCTGTAATTACCATCTTTAATGGTCTATTTAAATTACCAACTGGAGATCTAGTTGTAGTATCAACTGATAGAGTACAGTTGTAACCAGTAGGAGTATTAATCCAAGAATATAAATCTAGTGGTTTTGGATGTACATTTGGACTATAACTTTTTTGGTTTGCAATATCAAAATTACAAACCAACCCGTTAGTAACAATTTGTGGATTATAACTAACTCCCATAATTAAAATTCCACAATTAATTTTTCAACATCTTTACGTTCTGCAAACACAGTATAGAAACAGTTGATATTATTTCCACCAACAATTACTGTATTATCTACAATATCTTCAACCCATAAATCTTGTGATTTACCAATAGCAGTTAAGTTTACTGTAATAGTATCTTCATGGACCAATTCAGTCCAATAATCTGGTAATTCTATAACATTAGAATCTTTTAATCTACCACGAATATACACACCATTTTCTGGTCCCTCTAAACTACCATAACGTAGTTTCATATCTGGTTTAGTTGGATGGTCAATTACGAATGATTTAGTAGTAGCAGCAAATGAACCGTTTACTTGAAGTTTGTAGTTAACAGTTGCCCCAGTTCCAATACCAACATTACCTGTTGTAGTAATACGCATCCATTCATTTATAGCATATATATTTCCAAATACTATCGGTGCTGCAGATCCACTAGAAAGTATAGCACCGGATTGTATATAATTAGTACCACTAGTCGCCATTATTCTAAGCATAGAATTAGCATCTTGTATTATTTGGGTAGTATCAGCTGCTGTATATACATGTAACTTTGCAGATGGACTAGTTGTTCCAATACCAACATTACCGGCAGAATCAATACGCATACGTTCAGTTGATACACCTGACGAGTTGGAAGTTACAAATGCTAATCTGCCAGGCACAACTCCGGTGCTAACAGTGCCATCAACTGAGCCTCTAACATACGCTGCAGTAACAAAGTTAGTAGCATCGTCTCCAAAAAACCCAATTTCACCTATAGAATCGTTAACAACTACTGCTGCTCGTGTACCAACTGCAGCGCCTCTAGATTTACCAAGAATTAACGCGGGTGGAAATGCATTAGCACTCCATCTTGTTGAATTTACATATGAGCTGGAACTAGTACCATGCACTTGCAATCCTGCAACACCGGCCACAGTGTATGCTGTAGAAGTACCAATTAGTACGTTACCGCTAGAATCAATACGCATGCGTTCAGAAACGGCTTGTGGCGATACTGTACTATTTCCAGTTCCCCAAGCTATACCGCCTGGATTTCCGTTACCGTTAAATTGCTGCCATGCCATCCAGGTAGTATCAATTTTTTGCTGCAATCGCGTACCAACTGTAGTCCAATCTGTACCGGCTGCATCTCTAAAATGTGAGATATCAAGTAGACCACCGTTACCAGAATATGTACTAAAAAATCTTGCTGCAATCTCTTGACTACCTAGTGTGCCACCTAATGCTGTATTATTTGCTTGAAAACCAATATTACTAACCCATCTATTTTCAGCAAATGTCCAGTATAATGTCTTATCAGCTGCAGCTTTTATAGTAATACCGGCACCGTTTGCAGTTACGTCACTATTTCCAGTAGTTGTAATATTAGTAACTGTACCTGCAGTTGGCGTAGTTCCACCGGTTACGGTGTACGTAATACTAGTTGAACTAACAATAGTAGCAACGGCAATAGAAGTCGGTGATCCGCCGTATAACGTTCCAGTTCCTGCGGTTGCAGAAATTGATGAACCTGGAATTAATCCAGAAGTAGTTGTCATATTTGTGATAGTAGCAGTCCATGGTCCAGTTCCGGTAATAGAACCAACTGTACCAGTAGTACTTATTGTTCCTGATGTAACTGCACCAAGTTCAATATTTTTATCATCAATTGATAATGTTGTTGAATTAATGCTAGTTGTAGTACCATTAACTGTTAAGTTTCCAGAAATAACGGTATCACCGGTAACGGTTAACGTTCCGGTAACAGTTGGACTAACAGACAACACAGCAGACCCGGTTCCAGTAGTACTAGTTGCTCCGCCTACTATCCAACTTTTCGCACCGGTTGATGAAACATAATACTGGCTTTGCGGAATATTTACCTGTCCTGGTAACCATTTAAACGAACTGTCGTCACCATTTCTTGCAGCAATACATATCCATCCTGGACCCGGAACCCAAGTTGAGTTTTGATAACTTACGACTCTAAACTTTGTTTGGTCCGATGTTGCTGACTGGCCTTCAGTAATTTGATAATAAAGTGCTTCCCATGCAAGTAACGGAATACCATTAGATGTACAAGTGGTTGTAGTGGTAACATTGCTTGGATTATAATATACAACTGTTCCCGAAATTGGACAACTTATGTCAAAAAAACCACTTGCGCTTTCTTCTGGCATTTCAACCGGAATAGCAATAACCCTAGTTGACCACAAAATATTAGTAGTTGTAGTTGTAACAGTACCGCCACCTTGTAACGCATATTGTGCAGTAAGATTTTTCCAATCAACTACTAAACTTCCGCTAGCAGTAGCAAACGATGTTGCTTGTAATGTCCCAGTACTTGGAGTATATTTTAATTTTGATAACGACGTTTTAACTAACGCACCGTTAGTTGGATCTGTAAACAACGGATAACACGACGAAGTAGTTGCATTATCATCAGTAAGAGATAATGCATCTTGAAATGCCATTTTGCCTAAATCAGAATTTGTTGGGATTTGGTTGGGTTTAGTGCCAAGCAAATTTAACAATTTAGACATTATTCACCCGCCCATTTTCTATGTGGAGTAGTTGGAGCATCTATAAGTGGTAACGCTGCTTCTTGCGCTGCAGTTAATTCTGCTTTTGCATTTGCATGCCACCCGTCAATTGGTAACATTTCAGGATATTGTATCCCATCTTCTGTTTTTAATGCGTTACCAGTTGGTTTATAAATTAACCCAATTACGTCTAAAATAATAGTTGGTACAAACTGTGTATCACTTTTAGTACCATAAACGGGTTGAATAGATCCTAGGCCTGCGCTAATTAATGTTTCTTCTAACTCAGCTTGATCGGTAAATTTTAAATAATAATTTTTCATGTTGTGTTCCTTTAAAGTGTAAGTGTTTGTAATTCAGTATTACTTAGTCGTTTTGGATAATAGGCAATTTTTGCAATTTGTCCATTTAGCACACCGTAAATAGTTGTTGAATAACCAATTGTTAATTTATGAACAACAGGCGGAATTTGTCCAGCACTATCAGTAACTATATCGTAGTTATTTAACGAATGTGCAAAATTATCAGTTTTATAACCATACGCAGTTTTATTTACTGAAGTTAGTGATATCGTACCGGAATACATATCTGCATTTGTTATACCACCTGGGATATGTGTTCCGCATGTTACATAATTTATGCTAGTCTGAAGTAATTGATAATGATTGTAGTTCCAGTCATTTAAATAATTTAGTTCAGTAATAGTTGGGTAATTTGCAGTTGCAGTAATAGCGTATGGACGACTAAATGACGTTACAATAGTTCCTTCAGATTGTTTATACCAGCTAGAAAAGTTAGTACCTGATATTAATGGTTGATCTGCGACACGAGTAACTGACGTAGTTGCAAATACTGTATCAGCAACTCTTGATGAAGTGCCAGTTGCTACATTTGGAATATAACTCGACACCCGATATGAATTTTCTTCAAATTGCGCACCCCATGCATACACATAATCAGATGTAGTATTACTTGTTCCTTGGTCTCTTACATATATTCTGTATATAACAGTAGTTGACGCATTACCAGCTAATGATGTGCTAAGCCTAACCCAGCCGTTAAAAGATGGGATTGCAGAATATGCAAAACAACCGGTAGAATCTATAACTGTATTAGTATCAAAATTATACGTTAGTACTGATTGGGTAAATGGAGTCGAATTAAATAAATTTACAGTAACGACAGGCACACTGCCTCTTTTTACATAAACTGACCAAGTATTTGAAGTACGATTTGCAGTTATAGATAAAGATTGACCAACATATCCGGTATTTACAGTACTAGCTAAAGTAGTTTGTATTTTATCAGCAGTTTGAGAGCCATCAGGTGATATAATTTGATTTGCAGTTACTGAGACATTAGCTCCGCCTGTAGTCCATGCACCGTTAGAAAAATCTTCACTATACGTAGCTGAATTTGTACTAGCCGCTTCTATTAATATTCTAGAACCTAACCCTAAATTATTGGGATTATAATCGTACCGTGCTACTCCAGATGCAGCAGTTGTCATATATCCATTCGATCCAAAATACGTTGCAGTAGAAGCTCTTGATGAAAATGTCAAATAATTCGGTATATAACTAGTTGCAAATGAATTAACTTCTACTTGAGCACCCCAAATGTAAATACTAGATATGTTATCACCGGTATAAGTATTAGCTAAATCTTTAATTAATGTAATCTGCATGGTGTTAGTAGTGTTCACTGCTGCTTTAGTAGTAGTAATCGAGCATCTATACCACCCATTTCCTACTGGTGTAATAGTTGATGTTGGTGCAGTATAATCTGCACTTGCTGCATCTGCATTTAATATAGTACCTGTTTGTAAGTCAAATCTTACACCAGTTGAAGCACTAACAAAATTGCTCATTGTTATTTCAAATTGAGGTCTAGAAGATGCTACTAATTTAGCATACACTGACGCAGTAACAGTTTCGTTTGATCCGGATCTAGTAAGGTAAATATAATGGCCAACTGACGCAGTGCTATCTTCAACTAACATATCAGCTGTCCAAAATCCATCAGGCGCTAATGCAACATTAGAAATAACTCGCAAGTTATGAGTAGTCCATGCATTAAAATCTTCACTTATAGTTACTACATTAGTACGTTGTTCTTCAACTAATAATCCAAGAGATTCACCAGTAACCGGATTATGATCAAAACGAGGAATTCCGCTTGCAGCTATTTTTAAAATACCATCATCGTCATAATATGATCCTATAGATGCTCTAGTAAACGTAATCCTAGGATCAAGCATTTTAGAATTTGCAAAGTCTAAATTTAATGTTGGAATAACAGACGAGCGTGTTATGTCTCCTAAATCAGGGACATAATTATCAGCATCTTCATATGCCATTGTTCCTAAATCAGCATTTGTTGGTATTTGATTTGGATTTGTTCCTATTAATCCCATATATTTTTCCTTATTGTGTTGTTATAGATTGCAATTCAGCATTTGTTAAGCGTTTTGGGTAATATGCTAGTTTGAGTATGTGTAAGTTTTGATTAGATCCGATTAACATTCTACTCATACCTTGTCCAACCGCAGCAGACGTATCAGTTTCAACTGTGTTACCAGAAACTGAAAGTGCAATGTCATTAGTTGCGTATGCAAGTGCGCATGATATTACAGTTTGTGATGTAACAGCAGTTCCATTTAAATCCCATTGAGAAACACTGTTATTATATCCGTACGAATCAATAACTGCACCGCCGCTACCGCTCACATATCTTAATGAAATAAGTGTAATTGCACCGCCTGCACCCGTATCTACCCATGCCATAGTCGGAACCGATACTGCAGTAGTAGTTGACATTAATCTTGAAGTTGCATGCAATGTGCCTTCATCTTGTCTGTACCAATTTAAAAAGTTAGTGCCTGTCATTGCAGCAAATTCACCAATTCTAGTATATAACGATGCAGAATACAAATCAGCAGATCGGTTAACAGTACTAGAAGCAGTCTTAATATACGAAGATGCAATTGCTCCGGATTCTACTTGTGCTCCCCAGATAAACAATCCAGAACCAACGGTTCCGATATAATTGTTTAATCCGCCGCCGGCGTTATCCCAATTTACATAATAAAAACTACCATTTGTATTAGTTTTTGTAAATGTTGCACAGCATCTATACCATCCATTGCCAACTGCGGTCATAGTTGCCTGTGATGCACCTTGGAATATTGTACCTGCAACTAAATCAAATACAATATATGCTTCGGCATTTGCAGTTACTGAAATACAAGTTCGTTCGCCTGCCTTTGCATAAATGCTCGAAGTATATACAGATCCAACTGATACAGTTCCAATTGATTGTACAATTAAATGCTGAATAGCTGATCCAGTAACAGTTTCGGTCATTTTATCAGCAGTAGTAGTACCGTCCGGCGCTACTGTTGCATTTGCTGTAAAACTAACTGCGCTAGTTGTCCAGTATGAAGTATTATCAAATTGTTCACTATAATAAAATAAGTTAGCAGATGAAGTTTCTAACAATAACTTTGGAGCTAATTTTAAATTAGCTGGATTATATGTATACCGTGCAGCATTTGCTGATGCATATTTAATTAACCCGGTTGAATCATAATATGACCCAAAACTTGCGCGAGATGTAAATGTTTCAGATGACGGAATATAACTTGACATAAATGGAAATGCTTCAAGTTGCGCACCCCATATGTATATACCACTTGTTCCGTTGCCGGTACCTTGCATTCTACCAATTTGAATTTGATTGTTAGTCATATCAAAACCACTAGAAAATGTTCTAGTTATATAGCACCGATACCACCCATTTCCTACCGGAACTACACCGTAATCGTCTGGAGATCCGGCAACATTTGATTTTCCTCCGGTAGATAAATTAGCTTTAAATTGAATATCACTTGCACCATTAGTAAAAATATCAGGATAAGTTTCAGTAAATTCAGCAGCTTTAGCATAATATGATAACGTGTAAGTAGTATTTGCAGATAGTCCGCCATATGATGCCAAGTAGCCGTATGGACTACCACTATTCAATATGATTTTACTAGCAGTAAATGTGCCGTCTGGAGCAACTGCAGCATTTGGTACTATTGTACAGTTTGCTTTGCCCCACACTGTGTTATCAAAAAACGGTTCAGAACATTTTAATAAATTTTGCCGTTGTTCTTCCATTAACAATCCAAGTGATTGTTTAGTAATCGGATCATGATCAAATCTTGGTTGATTAGTTGCTACTACTTCAATTAATCCATCTTGATTATAGCGTGTTGCAATACTAGCTCTAGCAAATGTAATTCTTTTATCTAATCTTTTAGTATTAGCAAAATTTAATAACAACGATGGTCTAACAGATGCTCCGGTATAAGTAAGTCCGGTTGCATCACCTATAAACGCAGCTGCTTTAATTTTTCCGGTTGCTAAAATTGACCATGCATTTGTTAACGTGCTATTTGTACCCGCAACGGGTGCTGCAACATATAGATTAGCAGCATCGGTAATTGTTATTGCATTTGTGCTTGCAAACGTTGGAGCTGATATCGCGTTAATATAACTACTTGCAACTGTACCAGCTAGACTTGATGTATCTGTGTAAGTACGTGCTTGTAATTTTAAATTAACGCCAGCTGTTGTCCATGCTGCAGCACTAATTGCAGTAGTTGTTGTAGTTATATTACCGTTAATTATTGTTGATAACACAGACGAATTACCAATTGTAACAGTATTTGATCCAGAACCAATTGCATTATAGCCAATTACTGTTTCGTTAGTAACACCTGCTGCGGCTGATGCTCGTGTAGTATGGCCAAGATATGTTGAACTGTTTATTGATGTTACTTGTGTATTACCGTTTGTTAAATATCTCCCAGCGCCATCTCCAATTGCTAAATTGTATGTTCCAGAAGATACGGCATTTAATGCAGCAGCACCAATTGCAATAGTTGGCCCAGTAAGTGCAGCTTGTGCTGCACCATTACCAATAGCTATATTGTTATCACTAGTTAAATTAGCCTGAAGACTGCTGACACCAATAGCTACATTACTACTACCAGAAGTGTTACTAAACATACTACTGGTACCAGTAGCTACATTATTACTTCCAGTAGTGTTAGCCTGAAGAGCTCGCTGACCGCTAGCTGTATTGTTTTGGCCAATAGTATTAGCATTTAAACTGTATGAACCAATAGATACGTTTGAATCACCTGAAAACAATGTAGCAGGACCAACAAGAAACCCAGATCCAGCGCCACCGATTAACGATGCAGTTGCAGTCATAACAGTGCTAGTATCTTTAAATCCAGAACCATAGGTAACAAATGTACAAGCAGTCACTGCGCCACCTGATACTGTTATATTTGCAGTTGGATATGTTGTTGCAGCTGATCCAGATACATATGTTAATTGAACATTTGAGTAAGTGCCAGTACCGGTATATCCAGTTCCTCCAGATAATATTGATGATGATTTAGTAACAGTTGTATTGTTATATAACGCATTAAACCCGACTGCAGTGTTATTAGAACCAGCAGTATTAGTATACATACTAGAATGACCGGCAACTACGTTGTTATTGCCAGTTGTATTAGAAAGAAGACTATTAGCACCAACAGAAATATTATAACCTCCTGCTGTATTAGAGAAAAGACTTTGATATCCAAGTGCTTGATTATATTGGCCAAGTGTATTAGCATACAAACTTAGTGCCCCAACTGATACGTTATAATTACCAGCTGATATACTAGAAACAGGAATAAGGAATCCGGAACCCCCGCCACCAATTAACGATGCAGTTGCAGTCATAACAGTGCTAGTATCTTTAAATCCAGAACCGTTACTTACTAACGTGCAGGAAGTAACTTGACCACCTGATACTGTTATATTTGCAGTTGGATATGTTGTTGCAGCTGATCCAGACACAGGTGTTAATTGAACATTATAATAAGTTCCAGTGCCGGTATATCCAGAGCCACCGGTAATTGTTCCAAAACTACTAACACCAGTTGTATTTTTGTACAGACTTTGAAAACCAATTGCAATATTAGAAGCGCCAGTAATATTGCTTTGAAGACTATAAGAACCAATAGCTGTATTATAAATGCCGGTTGTATTTTTTTGAAGACTACTATAACCGCTAGCAGTATTGTTACCACCAATTGTATTATTTTGAAGACTACCAAAACCAATAGCAGTGTTAGAACTGCCGGACGAAAACGAGCTAGCTAAAATACTAAATCCAGAACCGGTGCCACCAATTGATGCCGAATCAATTGTAAATGCGGTACTTGATACAGTTGAGTAAGCATAGGAACCAGGTGTAACTAATGCACATGCACTTACGTTGCCGGTTGCATTAACTGTTATATTTACTATTGGATATGACCCAAACACTGCACCATATAGACCTGATAACGTTACATATTTATATGTACCAGGTGTATACCCGGTGCCACCGGTAATTGTACCAAATGCGCCAATACCGGTTGTAGTACTGTACATTGCAAGTGCTCCAATTGCAACATTGCCGGTACTAGCCGTAGCTGTATACATACTTTGATACCCAATTGCTGTATTATTATTTGCAACTGTATTATTAAATAACGCACTTGCACCTACTGCAGTATTAGAACTTCCAATATTAGCATATAAACTTTTATACCCAACAGCTACATTTGAGTCACTAGATGCTACTGACCCAATAGAAATTAGCAATCCGGATCCAGTTCCGCCAATTGACGCTGAGTCTGCACTCATAACAGTACTAGAATTTTTAAATCCAGTCCCATAGGTAAGTAGTGTACACGATGTAACTGCACCATTTGTTACTGTTATGTTAGCAGTTGGATATGTAATTGCAGTTGATCCAGAAACATATGTTAACTGAACATTAGTGTACATTAGTGTAGCGGCTGTCGGAGTATACCCAGTTCCGCCTGCAGATATTGTAATTGAAATTACTCTTGCAGTAGTACTAAAAAGACTTTGAGTACCAACAGCAGTATTCCAATTGCTAGTTGTGTTAGTGGCAAGTGCAGAATAGCCTACTGCAGTATTAGCACTTCCAGTTGTATTAGAATTAAGTGCCGTATCACCTACTGCAGTGTTGTCTGCAACGCCTCCGGCACCTTTGCCAACAATGATACTGTTAATGCTCGCATCCCCACCTAATGTTAACACATTAGTAAACGGGTTAAATCTAAAACCAGAAGTAACTACATTTGCAATAGTTAATAATCCGGTAGTTGCAGAGCTAAATATTGGATAAAATGTAGCATTTGTAGTAGTTGCTGTTACAGTTGCTCCGGGGGTACCGGTACCTAGTTGTCCCCCTGCACCTATCGTTACATACCCAGATGAACCAACAGCTGGTAATTTAATTGTACCATTTGCAACAATTGTACCTGTACTAGCTCCAATATTAATTGTAGCAGTTGTAATATTAGTCCATTCATTAATAGTACCAGTTGTTACATCAGATGTTAAATTAACGGTACCTGCAGCAGTACCTGCAATTTTTAATACATTACCTGTAATTGCACCACCTACTGTAGTAGTTGATAGTGTAGTAGAATTTGTTCCTAATCCAATTGTAGTAGTACTTGTACCGCCAACTGTAACACCTGTTGCAGATGCTAACACTTGCGCGTTATCTAATACAGTTACATTGTTAATCTTATACGATTTACCTGTAGCAATGTTCCAGTGTTCACTAGATGTCCAATTAGTATTAGTAGAATCCCAAATAATTGTTTTATTAGTAGCACCGGTGAGTGTAATACCGCCACCATTTGCAGTTACATCAGTTGCGCCACCAATCGATAATGTTGCTCCAGGTGCAGAACCTGTACCTGTAAATGCTGCACTTAACGTGATTTGCGTAGCACTATCAATTGATAATACGGTTACACTAGCTGGCAAAGTAACCGTACCGGCTCCACTTAATACAGGTGAAACTGCTGATCCGACTATAATGTTAGCAGTACTTGATAATGCAGAAACAACTGCTGATCCTGCAGTAATACTACCAGTCGGTGTAACTGCTGCCACTGATCCCAATTCTAAGTTTTTATCATCAACCGTAATCGTTGATGAATTTACTGTCGTTGTAAAACCATTAACTGTTAAATTTCCGCCAATGGTTAAATTAGTACCAACATATAACTGTTTAGCAATAGCCGCACCACCTGCTACTGTTAATGCGCCACCGGTGGTGTTATTAGTTGCGTCTGTAGTATATGGTAATTTTAACCCACCGTAAATTGTTGTAGCAATTACAGACGAATTACCAATTACAGTAGTGTTATTACCTAACCCAACTGCTGTATACCCGATTACAGTTTCGTTAGTAACTCCAGAAGCTGCTGATGCTTTTGTATTATAGCCAATATATATTGAGTTGTTAACTTCAATAACAGGAGTAGTTCCGTTTGGCATATAGCTGCCTGCAAAATATCCTAAACTAGCATTGTTACTTCCAGTTCTGTTAGCAGAAAGACTACCGTATCCAATACCAGTGTTTGCACTACCAGTTGTATTACCTTGAAGACTATCATACCCAACAGCGGTATTTTGAACACCGATAGTATTATTTTTAAGTGATAACGCACCAACTGCAGTGTTAAATGAAATATTACCTGCACCTCTACCTACAGTAATACCGTTAATCGTAAGATCTTTAGTAAAATAGTATATTTTATGTTGTGCGTCTTTTAACGCTGGTAAATTAGGACGCATTAGTAATCCATCCCACGCGCATATACTTGTATATTAGCGGCTACACCGGTTGCAACGTATAATTTTTCAGTAGCTTTTAACCTTAGTGGATAATCTTCTGTATAATTTGTAAAAGTTGATATTGTTATGCCGGCAGTAGTACTTAATGTTTGCGCTGGCATTGTAATAGAATCAATTAATTTTAATGCAGTTGTATCAGACCCTGTAGTTGTAAACAAATAAAGGGCAGTTGCAGTTACGGTAGCACGAGGAATTGCAGTAATTGAAGTTATTGCCGACCCTTCTAATCCTGCTGTGAAAAGTAATACTGCAGTCGAGACTGAATCACCTGAGACTGCAGAGGTTGCTGCTGTTATGTTGCAATTTGAATTGTTTACCGCTTGTACAAACGGTGCTGTGAATGTTTTTGCCATGTTAAATTCCTGTATATGCTAAACTGTATGCGTGTAATTGTGAGAGTAAGTTTAACGGTGCGCTTACCCAGGTAGTTCCGTCCGATGTTAATACATTTCCTGCAGTGCCGGCACTTGATAATCCAGTACCGCCATGTGTTGCTGGTAACACGTTAACCCATGCCGGAACATTTGACGAAACTGTTAAAATTGCTCCATTTGTGCCAATTGCTAATTTTGATAATACAGTTGATCCACTTGCATATAAAATATCACCAGTGGTATATGTTGTAATATCAGTGCCGCCTTTTGATACTGGTATAGCAGAACTAAAATGAGTTGGATCTAAAAAATATGTAGAATCATGAGAATCTAAAGTTGCTGCATCTAATACACCATTTTTAAGTTGTACTTGTCCTGAAAGTAAACTATCGCCAGTACCTACTGAGAATTGAGTAGTATTAAAACTCGCAGCACCTAGTGTTGAAAATAAACCAACTCCGCCAGTTTTATCAACACTAACCATATCAACTGTTACTGCACCGTATTTAGCACCAGTTCCAGACCCCGTAATAGTTAACGCTGCATTAGTAGATTGGATAGACGATACCGCCGGAGACCATGAAGAATCTCCTCGTAAAAATGTATTACTGTTAGCAGCACCAGAAACTGCTAATCTTGTAGTATCAATAACGCCTGATATAATATTAGCTGCATCTATACTTGAGGTTGCAATTAAACCCCAACTTGATGCAACTCTACTACTTGTGTTAATTACACCAATTATATTAACTTGGTCAGTGATAAATGTACATGTTCCTGATCCAATTGCTGTAATATTTATTGCTGCAATGATCGAACCGTTAATGCTTTGTAATGCATCAGATCGAAGTGTATGCAGTGTAAATGTATTAGTAGTAACTGATCCTACAAAGAATGTTTCTCGATCTGGTATTACGTGACCATAACTAGATGGTAGCGAAGACCCAGTGATTGTAACTGCAGTACCATTTGTTATACCATGTGCAGGTGCATAGAATCTATCATTATCTAAATTTACAACATGTAAATAAAAGAAATGTATGCCAGATGAACTTGATCCAAATATTACCTTATTTGCAGAAGATGCTGTATAATCTGTATATAATTCAATTACATCATTTGAAATTTTCTTAACAAAATAAGATAACGCAATTAATCCGCTAATCGGAGGATTAAATGAAGAATCATATGTTATTGAATCACCAGTACTTAATCCGTGTCCAACAATCGTTATTTGGTTTAGTACATAGTTAACGTCACCGCCTATATCAATCGAGGTTGCATTAAATGACTTAGTTGTTATATCAGTTAATGTTAGTGTTTTAGTAATACTTAAATTATCTGCTACAAAATCAGGTGACGCTTCTGATCCAATAAATGCAACACCTGAAATAATATCTAAATATACTCGGGTTTCAACACTAGATACTTTAACATTAAATAAACTACCAGTTCCACCTAAATATGTATTTGATGCAGATAATATATCATCAATTGCATATCCAATACCGCCATATGTTATATCAACTGTAGTAACACTACCTAATGTTACCGTAATGTTAGCAACTGCGCCTGATCCAGTTCCGGTAGATGAGATTAGTGGAACATGAATATATGTTCCTGATACGTATGAACTTCCTCCAACTATTGTTAAATTATTAACTGTAGTAATTACGCCAGATTTTAATTCAGTTACTTCGCCATCTGCATGGTTATTTACTGCTGTAATAATTGACCGAACAGTACCAGTTGCGTTAATAGGAGTTATAAATGTTAATGTTGATATTAAATTTTCAGGGATTGACGATAATTCAGGAAATGTTATTGTAAACTCGCGTGGATTAACCCCCATATTAACATTAGTAATAATAGAACCTGGTGGAATATCTCCACCGAACACATAATCGCCATTATTAATAGTTCCTGTTAAATTCGATGATGTAACAGTACCGGTTGTAGTAGTTGAATTAACTGCTGCATTTACTATTGCACCTTGATATGCAGTAAACGTAGTTGATGTAGTCGAAACACCAGTTTTATTAAATTTAAACCTAGTAGTACTTATTATCGATGGGTATGAGATTCCGTTATACTCAGCAATTGATGACGTAGTTTTAATATGAGAAACCGAAGTTAACCCATGAGGTGCAGCTGTAGTAACATATACTACATTATTGTATCTCAATATTTTAGCAACAGAACTAATAGTATACGAATATGAACTAGTATTTGGTAATATTACATATTGACTAACATTTGTAGTTCTAAGTATGTGATTTTCAACCACATTTGCAACTGCACTAATTGTCATACAGTATGCAGTAGTTATAGTAGATCCAATTGTTA